ACGACTCCTTCTGGCACGTCTGACTCTTCCTTCACTCAACCCAACTCAACCCAATGTCTACGCAACTACAGACGGAACTCAACGCGGCGCAGGCGTGTATCTACACGCGGACGAACATCCGCCGTGCGTACCAAGACTTTGATGACACCAGCATTGCTGGGATCTATTTGCGAGGCGACAATTGCCTTGTGGTGCGTCATGATGGTAGTGAGCAAACTTACTCACGGCGGCTGATCCAAGCTGCATACTCCACTTACACTCATAGACTCAAGGACTTCTTTTCGTATCTTGGCCCTAACTATCGTGGCCCTAGTGTATGGCATCACAATGCTTACATACTGTTTAAGGGCTGGAACTACACGCACGCACTCGGACACCTAAGCCCCAACGCTCAATTACAGAATCATTGGGCTGATCGTTTTATTCACGTCAATGACATCACAAAAGTCACAACCCTTCTTCAATCGGATCAAACCGACATCGGTCATCTGGTTGCACCGGACGGGATGCGGCTTCCGAATCGGCCCCTGGACTTGGACACTGACCTGGAGGACCAAGAGTCAGGTCTATCGCCCGTCGCTGCTGAACCTTATTGCTCATGTGGGTCCTTTCAGCGTCAGCTTCTTAATGTTTCGCAGTTCCAGCAGGAGGTCCAAGGCTTCAAGCCCTGGTGCATCCACCTGACTTGGTTCAACAAGTACCGTGAGCTGCTGTGCAAACGCACAGAAGTTCGTAATGCCAGCCCCAGTGGTGCACCTGATAAGTGTGTTGCCTGGTGGTATGCACCTCCAGTGGACCACACCAGTGATGGGCGTTTTGTTTTACTGCACACTAAATCTGGTGCACAGGCTCCGTTGACCCACTGGCGTACCTACAAACCCAAGGAGGTGTTCACACAGAACGATGCCTGGGATCTGTTCTTCAATATGATGGAGGCGGGTTACGCACCATTCCCTGGCATTGCATTACCCCAACTCAAAGCTGCCATCAAGAAATGACAGACGACATTCTTGAATACGCACGTCAACTAGCTATGCAACCACGCACTTCATCAATCCCTGGCGACAAATGCTATGACCTTGAGATCCCAGAAGACACCCACTGGGAACTTGTCAAGCTAGCCGCTGACCTTAAGATGCACCACGAAGACTACGCAATCAACGTTCTTATTGGCCATGTCGAATCTGAGTTGGATCGAAAAGCTGAAGCTTGAATGCATTGATGAACCGGATGGCACCATGACCATCCAAATCGAGTGGGATGAAAACGATCCTGACCTTGACTACTGGACTTATTTAGGTGCAGAAGGTCAGGAACAGTTCATTTTGACTGCACTGCGGAACGCTTGTGCCGCTTACACTGACACCGAAGCTTTTGATTCTCATGTCGATTGACACTTACGGCTTAACTTTTGACGAATACTCGGAATTTTTCCGCAAGAATATTCGTGTTTCTGCCAAGCTTTATCTAGACACCTGCAACATTATGTCTGCAGAAGGTGTTGGTAATGCAGACTTCAAAACGCTTTTGGACTTGTACCAGGAAGCTGTGTACACAACCAATGATGACTGCCGGCGTTACCAACGCACCAACAACCCCGAGGCTTTGAAAGAAGCAACGGTTGAAATCTTTGGTATCACTCCCACTAGGGAAGAGCTGATGGCGGAAGTCCAATCGCTCAGTGCCAAGGTGGATGCACTGACTGATTACATTGCCAACCTTGTGACCATCACAACCAGTGGCTTGAATGGGATTGTCGAGAGCCTAGACGCTCCGGTAGACTGACTACGCACAAACCTTGCAGGGTCGCCGTCCTGGTCATGACGCAAAACTGACCAACCTATCTCAACTCCAACTCATGTTCGAATCTTTGTTTGCTGCCGTCCTTCCGGTGGTTAAAGATCTTTTGTGGGCCGCCGCAGGCATGGCCCTCACCTACTTACTCAACAAAATCCAAACTCAATTCAACACCATCTGATCATGGCGCACATTACTCAAACTAAACTTGAAGATCTAAACATCATCAAGCTTTACGAGCACTATGGTGCCCTGGAACGCTCTCTTCCTCTTCTCACTCCTGAGTCCCAAGAACTGGCAAAAGCTGAGCTGGAAGCTTGTGCAAGCCTGCGGTCCGAAAAGATTGATCGCGTTTATTACGCAATGGCTGCCCATGAGGATGCCCTGGAGCGCATTAAGAAAGAAGGTGACTTGATTAGCCAAGCCAAACGCCACCATGAGAGCCAGCTTAACCAACTGAGAAATTTACTAAGCTGGTTGCGGCGGGCACTGCCGCTTGACTCAAATCGAATACAAGGCAGAAACTATGAGTTTGTACTCTCCAAGAAGAAGGAGCTTACGGTCGAGATCACATCGGATCCGCAGTTTTGGCACACTGACGAAAGATCCAAATACTGCATTGAGCAAGAAGTCACCACAACCAAAAGAATCGTGGTACGTTCAATGTCAGGAGAAGTTCTATCCGATAGAACAGAACCTAAAACAAAACTTGAAACTCTCCCCAACCTTGATGCCATCCGTGACGCTTACCAAAACGGTGAACACCTCCCCCAAGGAGTCAAAGTCGAGCAACAGTATGCAATCCGAAAGAACCGCCTCTTCTCTACCAAGCGGATGGAAGCACAAGCACCCGAATATCACGGAGAGTTTCTACCGGAACCTGACTCCGCCGACTGATTTGGAAGACGCACATATCATGATGTGCTGCCACCAGCAATCGGTGGATGACTTCCAGATGCAGATCGACATGATTGACATTGAGATCAGCATGATCTGTGAAGATGGTAAGGAGTTGCCTGCTTACCAGGAATCCAAGTTGGATGAGCTAGAAGAGCGTAAGCTCAAGCTGTTGTCTGGCAAACGGTTCCACCAGAATGCACGTCATGCTTATTGGTATGTCACGGCACGGGGAGATAAATAAGCTGCAATACAATAAGTAGACATGCAAGGAGTCTTATGGGTGGTGATTCAGTGTTGAACAAAATGATTGCTGGATTTACCAACGATGGGACTCCTCTGTCTGCAACCATTGGTTCCAAGATCGAGCATGGTGTCGTCATCTTGACGGCAGCCATGCTTTCCAATGAAAACCTTGCTGCATCTATGGACGCAGAAGAAATGGTAGATTCTGCAATCCATTACTACAACTTAATTCAACAACGGCTTGGTTACTACCAAGAGCATCAGGCTCACTCGCTTGAGCGTTTACTTGGCCAGTAAAAATTAAAATACTGCTACAGTAACTAGGTCTTTATTTCTTTCAATGGAAAAGGTTGCTGTACCAATGTTAACCGTATCATTTGCGGTTGACCTGGACGTTGAATACAATTCCTTTGGCGGTAAAACTGCCGACGAAATTGCAGAAGCTCTTCAGGAAGATCTCGACAATCTTCTCTTTGAAGTCAGTCCCAGCGTCAAAGGTGTCTATACTTCTGTAACAGCAATCAATTTCAATGACTGAAGACCTCGCCAAGAAACTGAAAACCGCTGGTGCTTTTGATACACCTTGGTTAAAAGAGCAGCTGGTCAACTGGGATGTTAAAGCTGAACAAAAGAAGGCTGACTTCATGGAACACATGTACCAGTGCTCTGGCAGGCAGGATGGTTTTTACACCGGCCTGTGGCAAGCATTTGCCATCAACGAAGCAGCGCCCTACTGCCGGGATGAATACTTCCGTCGCCTTCAATTTGTTGCAGACCTGGAAGCTGGCAAGTTTGAAGGTCAGGAAGTCATCGTTTCTGCATAACGTAACCTGAACTACAACTTAAAATGAGGGGATGCTCCAAAGTAAAGCATCCCTTTTTTTATGGATGATCAATCTGCTACAGCTGCACTAAGGCAACTTGACATCAATTACATCTCTTATGTAACAGAACAAAATAATCCCAAATGTAAACATCCCAAACCAGATGGCTGGTTAGAGGGGTATCATCAAGCTGTTACTGATCTTGCTACTTATTTTGGACAGCACCGCAAACCTTGATCAGATCTACAAAGAAGCCTTTAATGAATTTCCAAGCAAACTAAAAACTCCTGCTCCTCAAGATGCAAAGACTGCTCGTGAGTCTTCTGAGCAAATGAGTAGCTACATCAAAAACAACTTCAAACCAGAAGCTGACGTACTTCTTGGTGGTGGCAGCACTAAAGCGTCCATGTTCTTCCAGGAATCCAAGGCACGTTCAAAAGAACGGCTACGTGAATATCTGGCAGATACCGTCAGTGAATTTGTTGATACCAATGTTCTTTCTGGTGATGAGTTCTTTGAGGTGTTGCTTGAAGTGGTCTATGACAACTGGCAGTTTTACCAAAAGAATGCAGATGAAAACCAAAAGCTAATCAAGCTGTTACAGAATGTAAACAACAATTGATTCATTGAAATATTTACTTTGCAGTGGCCGCAAGGTCACTGCTTTTTTGTATTAACTTATTCAACTTAGAATAATAAAAACTGTAAACACATCATGCCTAATTACAGAGACCCAACTGATACACACCTGTATCACGTTGAAAAGGTTCAGACTTGTAGTGGGCGCCCCTTAGAAGTCACAACGGTTAGCGGTTATCCTGTTGCTATAAGCCCTGCTGGCACTACAGCCGCTGATGCTTTTGGTCGGTTGCGTGTATCACAGCCTTACACAATCTTTGATAGCCAGCATCGGTACCAGGAAAACGACAAGTGGACCACATTAACTGGTGGCAGTGCAACAACTACATTTAACGCAAACGAAAGCACTTTAAGCCTTAATGTCACTACAGCATCTGGTGATTACATCTATAGAGAAACTAAACGTGTATTTCCTTATCAACCAGGGAAATCACTGCTTGCTTTGAACTCGTTTACCTTTGCATCTGGTACAGCAAACCGTCGTCAGCGCATTGGTTACTTTGGCACACAGAACGGTGTCTTTTTTGAGCAAAGTGGTACGACAAACTATTTGGTTATGCGCAGCTACGTCAGTGGCAGCGTTAACGAAACACGGGTTGCTCAGTCGGGTTGGAACGCTGATACGTTTGATGGTAACGGAACCAGTGCCCGTACCCTTGATCCAACCAAAGGGAATATCCTGTGGATGGATATTGAATGGCTTGGTGTTGGCGATGTAAGAGCTGGTTTTGTTGTTGACGGTTCGATGGTGGTTGCACATACGTTCCATAACGAAAACGTGCAAAACACTACTTACATGACAACGGCTGTACTACCTTTACGTCAAGAGATTGAAAATCTTGGTGTAACTGCAATCAGTGGTACTGCTCGTCAGATTTGCAATACTGTTGCATCGGAGGGTGGCTATGAAGGTTTCACTCGCCGTTACAACATGGCTACAAGTACAACACCTAAAACACTTACTTCGTCTGGTGTAACTTACCCATTAGTTTCTATTCGTATGGCCTCTGGTCGTACAGATAGTGTCATTGTCCCAGCAAATTTAAGTGTTGCGCTTGAGCAAACACAAAACAACAAGCCAGACATTATTCAATACCGCGTGTTGCTTAACCCAACCTTGAGTGGCGTCAACTGGCAAACCCATTACAACGGTAATGTTCAATTTGACATTTCTGCCACAGGTGTTAGTGGTGGTACAGATATCATTGGCGGTTACATTGTTTCCGATGGCACCCTGTCCTTGAGTGATGTACGAGATTTCAACTTCCAGCTGGGTCGTACCCAAGCTGGTGTCAGCGACATCTTTACTGTTGTTGCAGCGCCTACGATTAGTGGTGCAAAGGTTTACGCTGATCTTTCTTGGTTTGAAATTATCTAATTAGTTACCGTTACAATAGAACTACTGATAAAAAACTATGTATACTCCTGGTCCTCAAACTGCTCAACCCATTGCACCTGCTCAGGTTCAAGAGGTGCCAGAACCTCAGGCCAAGCCAAAGGGTCCTGCCCGCTCAAAGAATGGTGATGTCGGGGCCTTCATTCAACAGTGCATCTCCCTGGCTTCCTACCTCAAGGAACTTCAGACACAAGCCCACTTGATCCATTTAAACATTGAAGGCTCTAACTTCCTAGGTCTTCACGCTTTTTTAAAAGATCAATACGAAGCTCATATAGAGCAGTTTGATACATTGTCTGAATTTATTCGTTCAATGGATTATTTAATGCCCATGTGTGCACGCGGATTGGCCGATGCAGGTCCTGGCATTACGCATGTGACAAGTTATAAAAACACAGAAATGCTTACTGTGTACTACAAAAACCTAGAAGAGTTAGGTATGAAAACAAAAAAACTAGAACCAATTGCAGCACGTATTGGTGCAATTGATATTCAAAATTACATGGCAGATCTTTGTGGTCAAGCATTTAAAGCCGCTTGGTTTACAAAGGCTACTCTTCGGAATTCTTAAGATACATAATTGCGGATTTAAATAACGCAATATCATCGTTCAACATACCAAGGGCTGAGTTGCATTTCTTGCAAAGCAGCCCTCTTATTTTGCCAGTTTTATGACAATGGTCTACAGATAAATTCATCCCAGATGAGCATTTTTTTGTACATATTTTGCAACATCCATCCTGTTGTTCAAACATTTCAACATACTTTTCATGTGTTAATCCATATCGCTTAAGCCAGTTCGCATGTTTCTTTTTATCATGCAAGGAATTCCAATGTTTTTTGCTGGCCTTTCTATAAAGTTCCGGATTTTTCTTTCTGTATTTTTCCGTTACTTTCCCATGGCATTTTTTGCATCTTCGCGATCTTCCGTCTTTAACCCTTGATTCCTTGTAAAAATCTGTCAAGGGTTTAGATAAAA